GAGGGCGACGAGACGATGACCAAGCTCGACTGGATCGTCGAGTTCAAGTTCATCCCGTGGCGCGGTGCGTACGCCATCGGCTTGCCCCACATCATCGGTGGCATGTCCGCCGCCCTGACGGGTGCCTTACGCGCTCTGTTGGACAGCGCACACATCAACAACGCCGCCACCCTGCTCAAGCTCAAGGGGGCCAAGGTCTCCGGACAGAGCCAGCAGGTGGAGGTCACGCAGGTGGCCGAGATCGAAGCCGCACCCGGTGTGGACGACATCCGCAAGCTGGCCATGCCCATGCCGTTCAACCCGCCCTCACCGGTGCTCTTCCAACTGCTGGGCTGGCTCACGACCGCCGCCAAGGGCGTGGTCACCACCGCCGAGGAGAAGATCGCCGACGTGAACAGCAACACGCCGGTGGGCACCACGCAGGCCCTGATCGAGCAGGGCGCGGCTGTGTTCTCTTCGATCCATGCCCGCCTGCACGAGTCCCAAGCCCGCGTTCTGCGCGTCCTGAGCCGCATCAACCGCTGGTATCTGGACGACATGCGCCGTGGCGAGGTGGTCGAGGATCTGGACATCAAGCGCGACGACTTCGCCCGCGTGACCGATGTGATCCCGGTCTCTGACCCGCACATCTTCTCTGAGACCCAGCGCATGGCCCAGACGCAGGCCGTCATGGCGCTGATGGAGAAGCACCCCGACCTGTTCAACCGCCGTGCCGTAATCCAGCGCTTCCTCAAGCAGATCAAGGTGCCCGGTGTCAACGAACTGATGACGGACGTGCCGCCCCCGGCCAAGATGGACGCGGCCAACGAGAACGTGGCCATGTCGATTGGCCAAGCCGCCTTCGCCTACCCTGAGCAGGATCACCTTGGCCACATTCAGGCTCACCTCGACTTCGCCAAGAGTCCGATCTTCGGTGGCAACCCCGTGATCGCCCCGGGCCTGTTGCCTAAGATGGTCGAGCACGTCAAGCAACACCTCGTGCTGTGGTACCTCAACCGCATGAACGGCTACGTCAACAAGTCGCTAGGCCAGAAGCTGGACGACTACGAGTTGATCGACGATCCGAAGGATGTGGACAAGCTCTTCGGCGCGGCCAGCCAGCATGTGGCCATGGACGCCGAGCAGACCCTGCAAGGCATCATGCCGGTCATCCAGCAGATGGTCGAGGGCCTCCAGAAGTACAAGCCCCAGCCGCAGATGACGCCGGACGCGCAAGTCCTGCTCCAGACCAGCATGGCCGAGACCCAGCGCCGTCAGGCCCGCGATCAGGCCGAGCTTGGCCTCAAGGACAAGGAGTTGGCCGCGAAGATCCAACTCGACATGGACAAGATGAATCGCGACTACGAAGAAGCGATGGAAGAACAGCGCCTCCGACTCGCCATTGCAGTGGGCGACATGGAGACCAAAGAACGCATCGAAACAGCCCGACTCACACGGGATGCGGCCCGATTGAAATTCGATCAGGACAAGACTGCTTTCAACCCAACCCAAGGAGGCCCAAATGGCTACCAGTGATCAAGAGCAACGCGGCATCAACGTGCCCCAACACAAACGCATTGCCATGGGCGAGAAGCTCGATGGCCAGTCCATGCAATCGAAGGGCGGCAACGGCCAGCCCGCACCGAAGGGAGGCCTGAGCCAGACCAAGAAGAAATAAACACACCCCATGGCAACTATCGGAGATCTGATCGGGCAGATTAAGGCATCGCAGGCTGAAATAGCCTCGTCCATGGCGAAGGGAAACGCGCCGAATTGGGATGTCTATCAACGACTGGTCGGTAAGTACGAGGGACTCCAAGAAGCTCTCGACATTTTGAATAACCTGATGAAGGAAGACGATGAAGATGAATGAACCGGTAGCGGTTGACGCCGCTGAATTAGCTTGGGCATTTCCGAGCGTAGACCCCGGTGCCAAACCTCTTGGCGGACGCATTCTTGTGCAATTGCGCCGCACCAAAAAGAAGGCAACAAGTGCTGGGATTATTTTGGTCGAAGAGACCAAAGAAACTGAGAAGTGGAACAACATGGTGGCCAAGGTCATTGAGATCGGCCCGCTTGCGTTCAAGCATCGCGAGACCATGCTCCCGTGGCCGGAAGGCTCGTGGTGCGAGGCTGGCGACTACATCCGCGTCCCCAAGTGGGGCGGAGACCGTTGGGAAGTTCGTGTTCCCGGCGAGGACGATCTTGAAGACCCCGCGCTCTTCATGATCTTGAACGACCACGAGGTGATCGCACGAGTCACCGGCAACCCACTCGAGATGAAGGCCTTTTTATGAGCACTGAAAAAGACGACGACATTGTTGTCACCGAAGAAAAGGACGGTTCCGTAACCGTCGATCTTCCTGATCACCTGAAAGTCGACAACGACGAAGAGGGTGATGACAACCAAGACGGCGGTGGCCAACAAGCCAATGCTGACGACGACAACGACCAAGACCACCCTGATGACACCGACGCGATCCGGGAGGCACGACGTGCCCGCCGCCGCGCCAAGAAGGAGTACATCAAGCGCACCAATGAGGAAAAAGACCAGAAGCTCATGTTGCTTCAGCGTCAGAACCAAGAACTCATGGAGCGCCTGTCTGTCGTTGAGCGCAAGACACACGGTGCAGACCTCGCCCGACTGGACAAAGCCATCGAGGACGAGGAACTGCGCATGCAATATGCCCAGCGCAAGATGCAGGAGGCCACCGACAACTCGGACGGTCGCGCCTTCACTCAAGCGCAGGAACTGTGGTACGAGACGCGCCGCAAGCTCGAGGCCATGAAAGGCGTCAAGCAAAAGGCCATGGAAGCCACCACGAACGATGCAGGCCCCGCCAATCCCCGATTGGTGAAGCTGGCCAACTCGTGGATGGAAAAGAACGATTGGTACGACCCCAACGGCAGTGACGAGGATTCTCAAATCGCCAAAATCATCGATAGCCGAATGGCTTCCGAGGGTTGGGATCCAGCAACGCCCGATTATTGGGAAGAGCTTGACAATCGCTTGCAAAAGCGCTTACCACACCGGTATACTCAATCTCACGACGAACCATCCAGAAGGAGCAAACCTAGAAGTATCGTGACAGGTTCAGGGCGTGAAGGATCGAGCAGTCGCGGAAGCGGCAATTCCTTCGTTCTTTCGCCCGAACAAGTGCGAGCAATGAAGGACGCGGGATTTTGGGATGACCCACAAAAACGCGCCAAGATGATCAAACGATACGCCCAAGAGGCACGAAACGCTAGGAGCTAAACATTATGGATTCTCGTCTCAAAAAAAATCTCAACGCAGGTGGTCGCGAAAATCGATCTTCATCCGATCTGTCTCGTGCCGCCCCCGAAGAGAAGTTCATGTCAGCGCAGGAGCGTCGCAAGATGTGGAGCGATGAATGGACACAAAGTGCCTTGCCAAAGGTACCCGAACTCGAAGGCTGGCACCTGTGCTGGCTGTCGACCACCAACGGCTATGACAGTATCGATAAGCGGTTCCGGCTCGGATATGTGCCGGTCAAAGCGGAGGAGTTCCCGGGCTTTGAGAATTACCGCGTAAAGGCTGGCGAGCACGTCGGTTTTATCGCTTGCAATGAAATGATCCTGTGCAAGATCCCCATGGATGTGTATCAGGAAGTCATGTTGCAGATGCACCATGACGCACCGATGGAAGAGGCGGACAAAATCAAAGTCCAAATCGAAAATCTTCAGGGCAATCGCGATAGCCAAGGCAGAAGTCTTGGTCAGGTCGAGGGTGAGGGTTTTGGCAATTTAGACCGAACCGTCCAAGTCCCAACTTTCCATGGGTAATGGACACCTCAACAAGGAGTTAACATGAGTGCAACCTCTGCTCCGTTCGGCCTGCGCCCTGCGTTCCATCCCTCTGGTCTGGATCGCGCTCAGGCGCTCGCCAACGGTATTGCGTCGGGCTACGGTACCGACATTCTCAAGGGTCAGCCCGTCAAGCTCAATTCCAGTGGCGTCCTCGTGGTCGCCGCCGCCGGTGACGCCTTCCAAGGCGCTTTCGCTGGTGTGGAATGGACTGACACCACTGGCCGTCGTCGTGTTTCGAATTACTGGCCTGCCTCCACGGCATACCAGACCGGTTCGTGCATCGCCTACTTCTACAACGATCCCAACATCGTGTACGAAATCCAGTGCGATGGCTCTCTGGCCCAAACCTCCGTTGGAGACATGGCCGACCTGAGCAACACCACCGCTGGCTCGACCACCACTGGTCTGTCTCAATGCACCCTGTCTTCGACCCTCGTGGGCGCAGGCAACAGTGCTCAGATGCTGATCCGTGATCTGGCCCCCTACCCCGACAACGCTTGGGGCGATGCGTACACGATTGTGCGCGTAACCATCAACGAGTCGCAGTTCAATGCGTCCGTGAACGCTATCTAAGAAAGGAGAGTGAATCATGGCCGCTCCAATGCGCAGTACCGACTTTCGCTCGATTGTCGAACCCATTCTGAACGAGTGCTTTGATGGTGTTTACGACCAACGCACCGACGAATGGAGCCGTGTCTTCCGTGAACAAGAAGGCATCCCCCGCAACTACCACGAAGAACCCGTCCTGTACGGTTTTGGTGCCGCTCCCCAGTTGCCTGACGGCTCGCCTGTCAGCTACCAACAGGGTGGTGTGCTCTTCCTCAAGCGCTACGTCTACAACGTGTATGGCCTCGCCTTCGCGCTGACCAAAGTGCTGGTGGAAGACGGTGACCACATCCGTATCGGTCAGGTGTACGCTCGTCACCTCGCCCAGTCGCTGATCGAGACCAAGGAAACGCTGTCTGCCAACGTGCTGAACCGCGCTTTCAACGCCTCGTACCCCGGCGGCGACGGCGTGGCTCTGAACAGCGCTTCGCACCCCATCGTCAACGGCACCGCCAGCAACCTGCTGGCCACCGCCGCCAACCTGTCTCAGACCTCTCTCGAGCAGATGTTGATCCAGATCCGTCAGGCTGTGGACAACAACGGCAAGAAGATCCGTCTGGTGCCCCGCCAACTGGTGGTCGCCCCGGGCAACGTCTTCCAAGCCGAAGTGCTGTTGAAGAGCGTTCTGCGCTCGGGCAACGCGAACAACGACATCAACCCCATCAAGTCCATCGGCTTGCTGGACGAGGGTGCCGCTGTGATCTCGCGTCTGACCAGCGCCACCGCATGGTGGGTGCAGACCGACGCTCCTGAGGGCATGAAGCTGATGATGCGCCGCCGCCTTGAGAAGACCATGGAAGGTGACTTCGAAACCGACACCATGCGCTACAAGGCGACCGAGCGTTACGACGTTGGCTTCACCGACTGGCGCGCAATGTACGGTACTCCCGGCGTCTAAACCTAGCGGGGGCTTCGGCCCCTGCTCCTACAAGGAGAAAAGACATGGGAAATCAAGTAACGAACATGGGCGGCGTTTTGTCAGCCGTCACTGCCACTATCGCGTACACCGATAGCGGAGCCGTGACGATTGGCACTATCCCCGCCAATGCTCAAATTGTCGATGTGAACATCGATGTGACCACGGCATTCAATGCCGCCTCCACCAACACCATCACCGTGGGCAAGTCTGGTTCTGCCGCCGCTTTTGTGGCGTCCACCAGCATCGGTTCTGCTGGCCGCGCAAGCGTTGCCACGACCGGCGTCTACAGCGCTTGGGCTGATGTGGGCAGTGCTGAAGTTCCGGTGACCGCGACTTACTCTCAAACGGGTACTGCCGCGTCTGCTGGTGCGGCTCGTGTGACCATCGTGTATCGCTCACCTGCACCGTAAGGAGGCGTCATGGGCCAATTCAAACCTATGGTCAAGATGATGACCACTGAGCCTTCAGTTGAACTGAAGCTCAAAAAGGGTGGCTCCGTGAAAAAGGCTGACGGCGGCATGATGGGGGCACCCGCTCCCGCCATGCCTTCTGCTATGCCTGCTCGCGGTGGCTCTATGCCCGCCGCCGCTCCCGCGAAGCCGTCGATGATGGCCCGCCGTCGTGCGATGAAAGGCCTTCCTGCTGGTGCTGGCCCTGCCGCACCTGTGGGCATGGCCGCTCGCATGATGAAGGAAGGTGGCGAGTCCAAGGCCGAGCACAAGTCCGAGATGAAGGCCCTCAAAGGTCTGAAGTCCGAACTGAAGTCTCATGAAGGCAAGCCCGCGTCCAAGGCCCACAAAGGCCTGAAGACCGGTGGCGTCGTCAACGGCCAAGGCGGTTTCAAAGCTGGCGGCATCATCAACACCGAGAATCAGGGTGGCGCGTACCGCAACACCAAGATGCACGATGCTGAGAAGACCGACCGCTCGCCCGCCAAGACTGGCGGCGTGAAAGAAGGCAACGCTGGTGGCTATGCTACCGGCGGCGTGGCGAAGGCAAATGGCGGTGGCTACAAAAAAGGTGGTGCCGCAAAAAAAGCCTACGCCACGGGGGGACTTGTTGACGACGGTCGTCCCGTGGCGATGCCTCAAGGCCGCAAGCCTGCCCCGAAACCGGTGAGCATCACCGCTCTTTCGGGCACTTACAAGGCAGGCGGCAAGGTCGCTCCTACTCCGGCCCAGAAACGTCTGCAAAAGACGTTCGAAGAGGAGAACAAGGAAGCCGTGCGCGACTCCAAGCGGAACACCCGCGAGAAGTACGCCGCAGGCGGAGATGTCATCCCCTCTGAGGCCCAAGACCAGTTGAAGACGAACGAGGCAAATCGTGCGTACAAGAACTGGGAAAAGTCGGAGCGCGAAGAGAACGAAGCCATGAGAGGTGCAATCCTCGGCGCTCCCAAGCGCATGATCGAAGGCATCAAGGGCATGTTCTCCAAGAAGGCACCTGAAGGCAGTGTGACCAAGACTGAAAAGTCTGTGACTGTCACACCAGCCAAGAAGCGCGGCGGACGAGTCTGCTGAACTGAGTGGGGGCTTCGGCCCCCGCTTTTAATTGGGGAAATGATATGGCTGATGCAGTTGCAAGCCAGACGCTCATGGACGGTGAGCGCATGGCAATTATGAAGTTCACCAACATCTCTGATGGGACTGGTGAAAACAAAGTTTTGAAGGTCGATGTTTCGGCCTTGTCGCCCAGTAATGCTGGTGGCGCATGCGATGGCGTGACCATCACGAAGATCCACGCCTCTACGCATGGCATGGAGGTGCAAATTTATTGGGATGCGACGACCGATGTTTTGTGCTGGCAAGTGCCGCAGAATTCTCAGTACACATGGGACTGGGAAAAAACTGGCGGTCTGACCAACAACGCGGGTTCTGGCAAGACGGGTGATGTGTTGTTCAGCACGGTGGATGCCTCCAACGGCGATATGTACACCATCGTTCTGGAGATGGTGAAGCACTATGTGAATCCGTTGGGTTGATCATGCCAGCCAAGAGCCAAGCCCAGTTCCGCTTGATGAAGGCGGCAGAGAACAACCCGAAATTCGCCAAGAAGGTCGGGATCAGCCCTGACATCGCTGGTGAGTTCACCGAGATGAACAAGGGCAAGAAGGCTTACGACAAGCTCCCTGAGCGCATGAAGAAGGGTGGCCCGAGTCTGGCTGTGGGTCGAGGTGAAAAAATGCCTGTAGAGCGCGGCGCAGGCCTCACGGCAAAGGGTCGCGCCAAGTACAACCGGGAGACCGGCTCAAATTTGAAGGCTCCGCAACCCCAAGGAGGCCCTCGTCGGGACTCTTTCTGCGCGAGAATGGAGCCTATCGCAAAGAAAAGCGACGAAGGGAGCCGTTCACGCGCCTCCATGAAGCGCTGGAATTGCCCGGGATGGTGAGGTAATCATGGCCTATTCAGGAACTGTCGGCGCAACTGTCATTCAGGTACAGACCCTGATCGATCACGGGGCGCGTCGGTGCGGCAAATTGGCCGAGGAACTGACTTCCGAGCAGGTTCTGAGCGCCAAAGAGTCGCTGTTTTTCCTGCTCTCGAACCTGATCAACATCGGGATCCAGTATTGGGCCATCGACAAGAAGGTCTACGGCCTCACATCCGACAACTACATCTACAAATTGCCCCTTGGGGGCAACGACGTGCTTCAGGCGCTGTACCGCACGATGAATCGACCCACCCCGAATGCGACCGGTGGGTACGCTTCGAGCGCTGGAGGCATCGTCGGGAACGCTTTTGACTCGAACATTGACACACTCTGCACCCAAACCAGCGCCAACGGCAACATTTCAGTCGACTTCGGCACCGACAACCCGGTCTATGTGGGTTCCATCGGCGTTTTGCCGGGAATTTCTGGCACGTTCAACGCGATTTTTGAGTATTCCGCCGACGGAATCACTTGGCACACCCTCTACGACCCCGGTGAGACCGTCTGGGTCAACAATGAGTGGCTCTGGTACGACATCGAGGCCGGTCAAACCGTCCAGTTCTACAGAATCCGTGAGACTGGTGGCAACACACTGATCCTGCGCGAGCTTTACTTCGGCAACAACTCGACCGAAGTGACCATGGCGCGTCTGAATCGGGACGATTACACCAATCTGCCCAACAAAAACTTCACGGCCAACCAGCCGTACCAGTTTTGGTTCAATCGCACCATACCTCAGGCCGAAATTTGGCTCTGGCCGGTGCCTTCTGACCCGTTCATCCAGATGACCGTGTGGTACTCGCGCCAGATCATGGACGTGGGCGACCTATACGGCGAATTGGAGATCCCGGCGCGGTGGTTTTTGGCCATCCAGTCGATGCTGGCTCACCAGATGAGCCTCGAGTTGCCCGGTGTGGCCCTTGATCGCATCACCTACCTCGAGGGGCAGGCTGAGAAGTACCTGAATCAGGCCGAGCAAGAAGAGCGCGACAAGTCGCCGATCTACTTTGCCCCCGCCATCGGCGTCTACACAAAGTAAACATGCCGGTCTTTCTTGACACCTTCGGCAACGCCTCCCTGGCGATCTTCATCTGCGACCGCTGCAATATGAAGCGTCCTATGGACGAGCAGATCTCGGACTTCAACTTTCCGGTTCTGAAGGTGTGCTCTCA